AAGTTGGGTCGGTTGAATTTTGGTTTTTAAACTTGCTTGCCGCCATAAATGCGTCTTTATACTTGTCTGTATCAGGGATTTGTCTAGCTAATTCCCGTAATGCACCCGAAGAAAACGTCTTAACTGCAATAGGATCAGCTCCAGCCTTTTCCAGATCTTCTGTTTTGCTGGCAATAGCACGCATTGCTACGGCGCGTTGCATCCTATCTACGGGTTCCATGTTTTTCTTGGTACTCTTTCTGTATATAGTCTAACTTATATTGTTATTTCTTGAATTTTGCACCTTAAAATACAGATATCACAGATATATCAGACAATAGGATTCACATGGCGGAATATTACGAGGAATCACGGAACGAAGGCCCTAATATCTTAGGAATGGCCGGTCTTCTTGGCTTAGGTGCCCTTGCTGGAGCTGGTGGCTACTACGCATTACGTAACGCAAGGGGAAAAGGTGCGGCGGCAGAGGCATTAACACGTGCTGCTCGCAGTGAACGCCCCCGTGGCATACAAATGGGTGACCTTAGTTCCCGCGTAACCGGTGACTTTGGTTACGACCCCCGCATTACTGGGAATACGCAGCTTCCGAACCGTCGTCCGACCCGTGTTACGGGTGATGCTGGTGCAAATGTCAACCCACGGCCCGTTGCTCCCCATGCACCAGAGCAATATTCGAATGTGGCACCGAGCATTCCACCAACTACGCCCACTTCCGAACTGCGTTCACAGGTATATGCCAACGTAGCAGCTAAACCTGAATCGGAATTACCAAGGGTTTACAAACCGCAAGGTGGTACTACCGAAGAAATGCTTATTACCGACCCCAATACAGGCGAGATTTACCGCAGGGGCGGCGGTGGTTCTTACTTTGCTAGTAAAGCTGCGGAATTAGCAGGCAATGTTGTAACGGACCTACCAGAAGCCGTTGCTCCTGCGTCGAGAGAGCGCATGGTACGTCGTCAAGGACGAATGGTACCCCTTTCTTCTATTAAACAAAAACAACCTGCAATTCCCGCCAGCACCGTAGAGCTTAATGCATTACCCATTGACCCTACCGCGCTTAAAGGGCGTGATTTCCATGTTGCCTTGGGACAGCAAGGATATTCGTTGACTGGCAATCCTTACGATAATGAAATCATGCTTATGACAGATAGTGGACGCGAACTTTATCTTAAACATCCACTTTCGTCACATCCAAAAGAATCTATTCGCCGTGCTGCACAACAAGAAGAGCTTTTGGGACAACAAGCGCTTGCAAAAACTGGTTTTACTTTACAGCAAGTAGAAGAAGAGCGTTTTGCACAATATCAAAAAGCTTTTGGCGGTAACCCCTATTTACAAAACCAAGCAACGGAAGCAGTTGAATCTGGCGCAGCACAACAAGAAGGACGTGTTTGGCAACAGCTTTCTCGCAACGAAGATCTTGATAAGACACAAATTGCACAACTAAATGCACGAGCAGATGCCGACTACGAGGCAATGCTTGGTTCTAATCCCAGTGAATGGTCTGGTGTTGAAGGTGACGTAGCAATTAACACCGTTGCTAAAGCTTTACCTGATGGTCTTCCCATCGACCAAGCAGAAGGTGTGGGCTATGACTTACGTACTGGCGAACGCTTTAAGTTTGGTGGTAGGCCCGCTCCTCGTACAGGACTTGCTCCTGGTGGTTCTATCGAATTACAAGCAGGCCCTGGTGCAGATTTAAGCCAAACTTCGGCAGCACGTTTCCTTCAGCAACGACGCTTGAAACTTCTTGAGGATGCAAGTGCAGGTACGGCAGGACGCCTGGAGAAGAAATTATCTGAAGCACTTGGTCCTGAGGCCTGGCGAGAAGATCCCAAAGCTACCAGACGTAGGAACGCACTTAAGCTTGGCGCCGCTGGTAATGAGCGTTTCTTTGAAAATATCAACGAAGGAACGATTAATGTTGCTGGTCAAGAACTTCCTGTCTCTGCCTTAAAAGAAGGCGTGTACATGGAAGATACAGCACAAAACTTAGTAGATAAAGTTAACAGTTATAAAGATTGGCTTGGTAACATTCGCTTACAAGAAACTCAAAATCAAATTGGTTTAGCCAATGAATTAGATAATTTATTAGCACAAGATGCAAGATTGCAAGCAGACGTCGCAGGCATGGGAGAAGGACGTAGGTCATTTAGAACTCCTCAAGAACGTGACGAATATCTTGCCGCTAGCCGTGGACGGGAAGTTGCCATGGATCTACAAGATGAGATTGATGCACGTGTAAATGAAACTTTACGTAATTATGAAATGAGCGAACGGCGTCTTGCAGGCGCTGAAAAAGCAACCGCACGTAACATCCAAAGAGCTGCCGTCCCTCAAAAATTAATGGGAGGCGTAGAAGAAGGTATTGTTGTTCGTCCTGTTCTTACCGCTCCTGACAATATTGCTGTGGAGGAAGGTGAGCTTTCCAACCTTGAGCGCGGACGTCCAGTTGGTGAATACATTTCTCAAGAACAGCTTGAGATCGTGCCAGGTGGCTTACTTTCTGGTGGACGCGCAAGATCTATTCCAAACATCGGTTCAGACCGTGGCATTGATCCTGAAACAGGTGATCGAATCTTACTTCCCAATGTCAATGAGGACACTGGAGAAACCCTTGTTCAGAAGCTTGCCGGCAAACGCATGGGTGCAGACGTAAGCGTCCGTGGTCGCGGTGGCGTGGCAGGTCTTGAGACGTTGGGTTCCATTGGCATCTACGGACCGGAGCTTGCCGAGTATGGCACTGCCGCCATGAATAAACAAGGACAATATACAAAGCAAGCCAGGCGTCCACCTACGGTAACAGATACTTCGGTGGCTGTTCATAAAATCCGTAAGTATGAAACAACAGAAGAAGGAAAAATTAAACCAGTCTTCTTTACTTATCCAAGTTCGTACGAAGATCCGCAAGCATATAAGTATTCGCAACCCGTAACGCAAGAAGCCATTAAATCTATTGATTTAAGTCGTGCGGTACAAGGTATTTATGCAGGAGATCCACGTGATCTTGCAGAAGCCAAGGTAAAAGTTGGCTTACGTGGTATGGCGCAACTTGCCGGTAAACAATTACCGCCATCAGTAACTAGTAGCCGCTTTGCCGCTACAGGTCCATCCACGCCTTTAACAAGGATAAGTTACAAAGGTGGTACTGTTATTGATGAAGAAACGGGTCAACGTGTTGTTGTTCCTCCTCAATACGTCTCCAATCGTCCAGTAGCCCCAACGGAAGAAGCAGTTGTAGGTTCCCTGGAACCAACTCAGCTGAGCTTCCGTTCCGATGTTGTTCCACCTATTGCACGTACACGTGTATCCGAAGCAGATGCTTATGCAAATCAACTTGCAAACTATATGGGTAGAATGCAAAGAGGACAAGCAGAAGCAACAAGCTCCCCTGTTGTTATTCAACCTAACTTGATTACAATGGATGAGTATCAATTACCCTTAGCGCTTTCCGCTGGTACGCCCACTCCTCAAATTCAAGGACCTATGCGTGCTGCCCCACAGCTTAGAGGATTTGAAGCTCCTATACAATATGTAGAAACATACCAACCAAATCTATTTAACGCACCTATTGAAGTACCTACAATTCAAAATCCAGTTGCAAACTTAACACTGCGCGAAAGAAGTGCACAAAATCGTTTGCAGCGCATTAGAGAAGATGTTGCAAACCGTCAACAACGTCGCCTTGCAGGAGGCATCTAGATGACTGAGGACAAAAAAGATCAAGACTGGATTGCCAAAGCCGACATCAAGAAAGGCGCTTTCACAAAGAAGGCAGCCAAGAAAGGCATTACCACTGCGCAGTTGCAGGAGAATGTACTTGCCAATCCAGAGGAATATGATGACTCTACTGTTAAGCAAGCAAACTTGCGAAAGACTTTAGTATCATTAAAGAAGAAAAAGTACCGCAAAGCTGAGGAAGATTGATGGCACGCGACGCACGCCTTGCTGGCCATGGGAGTAACTACTTTTCCGGAAATGAGCCTCAACGTTATATTGATTTCACAAAGGATGTTTTTGAGCGAAAAAGTAAAGTAGACTATGCAACATTATTCACAACACCTGCGGATAGTTTTCAAACACCTTTTTCTCCCGGCCGTTTTAATGAAACGGATATTAGAAAAAGCCTGGCAGCACGAAAACTAAAGTTAAATCCGGGCCTGGGGTATGTTGAATTTAAACAAGACGAGGAAGGCCGCGTTATTCCCAACGAAGTGTTCGCTGGTATTGGTAGACCTTTTAATCGACAAAGAGATTACAATTTTGATACAGGGCGTCCTAATACAAAACAAACTCCGGAGGAACAACCAGATTACAATCCCATGTGGAAAGAGATGTATGCGTATAGTCCCACTGTATCTGAACGTATTAAAAAGACTATGCCAACCAAAACCAATCCCGACCCCCAAAACCTGCTCATGAAAGAAGCACAAGCAAAGGCGGAGAATGAAGTAGAAGGCAACAAATCAATTGCCCAATTACTCTCCAACGAAAAAGAAGATAAAGATAAAAAAGAAAGCGAGAAAACTTCTGATAAAGCCTAGCGCTTTATAATAAAGAAAACTATATTCCGATGTCTAGGGCAAAGCTATTTCAAGGATTTATGGAAGCCCTTCGCCCAGGCTTAGCAAGCGGAGGTATTAATACTGGCTTGGCTTTGATGATGGGCGAATCTTTGCCCACGGCCTTGTTGTATGGAGCAGCAGATACCTTAGGCTCTGCAGGAGCTGTGGCAGGAGTACGTGCTTTAAAACCGGGCAGAAAAGTAGAAATACGAGATGTAAAGACCGGCCAAGTAACGCAAGAACATCAACCTAGTGGATGGGAAACTCCGGCCAACTTTATTGCTTCTATGGGAACTAGCAATTTAGTCAGTGCCGCCCTTGGTCGCCCATCTATTTTCAATGGTTTCCAGCCAACCGGACAAAACGTTCAACAACAACAGCAACAAAATACAGATTCCAATAACATTGATCTAGCTCAGTTAAGCGACGCTGAGTTATCTCAACTGTCTGACGAACAAATTCTTACTATTCTTCAACAAAACAAACAACGCGAGATGATTAATAACGCAAATGAGTTAGCAGGTAAGTACGCCCCTGGAACTATGTTCCAATCGGTTGGTTTGCCTAATCGCCAATCGATGCGAGAAGAGATGATGAATACAAGCGCCAATGTAAATCTTGGTGATATCCAAAAAATGATGGGGGCAATTGCGGGTGTCTAATTTAAATTCGTTCCAAAGGTTTTTGACTAATTCGGTAGAAGCCTTAAAAGAAGGCGCACGTAAAAGCGAACGCGCTACCCGTGTTGAAAATTCATATAGTCCCAGCGCCTTTAATGTTGCTGGTAAATACAGTAAGTCATTGCGTGAGCAAGGAGTTAATTTTAGAGATACACCAATGCAAGCCCTCGGTGCCCTTGGTACGCGTTTAGTAACTGATGTAACAAATGATGGTACCAGGCGTATTTGGTGGAGTTTAAATGTTCCTCCTCAGATTGCTGGATTAGCCATTGAAAAAACATTAAAAACAAACCTTGGCAAAGAAGCTTATAAAGATTTAGGTAAAACTAAAACTGGAATTATGGCCGCAAGTGTAGGTCTTCCAGTCCTTGCTACTACTGGATCTTTTAATATTTTTAATCCAGGAGAACAGTTTCGCGCCACTGGATATGCTCAAACATATTCTCCAGAAGGCGCACAAGATCGCAGAGAAACAGAACAACCTGCACAAGAACTTTTCGATCGTCTTTTCCTTGCTCGTCAGGGTCGCCCTTTAAAATACGAAACTGCAAAGCAAGAAATTCCAAGTTTAACTCCAGAGCGGTATGGCAATTTCATGAAAAACTATTATCAAGATAGTGGTTTTTTGGGTGTTTTAAAAGCAACTCCCGAAAACCTAGAAGGAATTCCGGAGGCTCGTTTACTTGGTTTCCCCGTCAATATTGCCACCGGTACAACACTTATTGGTGGGATGGTTGGGTTGAGAGCAGGACTAGATAGTGCTCCTGCCACAGTTGTTCCAAGTAGAGGTTATCGTTCAGGCCCTCCACAAGTGGTGCGTAGCCAAGTGGCACGACGCGCATCTATTGGTGGAGCAGCAGGTGCTCTTGCTGGTGCTGCTGTAGGTACTGCAATTAACGCAGCAATTGCACAAGCTAATCGCCCTAAATTACCAACAGTTGCTGAATATACAGAAGAAATGCAATGATAGAATTAGCTGATAACAGATAGTCGTAAACATGGCATTAATAACAGGCAGTGGCGGAGACTACAGCGAGAATTATTCACGCCGTGGAAACGCTTCTCGTTATAGCGAAGACAAGGCGCAAGATCTTGTTGAGCAATTTAAAGCAGGGCTCTTGTCTGTCGGCCAAGGAATTGCAGGTTTATTTCAAGGTGGCGCTCCCAATACAACTGCAAATAACATTCTGATTACCGGTGATACCCCAAACGATCCACGTATTACGGGTACCACTGAAGATACACGTATTACCCAAGGTGGTACACGTACTGGCGGTGTAGATGTACGTCGTCCTATTACCGGCACTCAAGTTGAGATGGAAGAAGCAACACGTCGTGGCGGTGGACAAAGTTCTATCCCACAGATGGGTGCGGCCGGTCGTGGCGGTGGCGGAACGGGTGGTGGTGGCGGAGGAGGGGGAACAACTCCACCTTCTTCTCCTCAACAAGGTGGCGGTGGCGGTCGCGGTAATGTGAACATCAATCCAGGTGCTTTAGTTGATCGCAACACTTTGTTGGGTGGTGCATTCAGCAATGAAAATGCAGGAAGAACCCTTGGACGTCTTGGTTACTTAGCACCTGTTGCTGCGGCTGCACAGAGTTACATGGAAGATAAGCCTGTTGAGGCATTGGCTGGAGGTGCTGTTGGCCTTGGTACCACGGCATTAGTCCGTGCTGCTGGCCGTGGCATTAAAGGTCCTGTTGGTGCCGTGCTGCAAGTTGCCGCACCTTTTGTTGGCCTTGGTGCACAGCAGTTAGCAGGTGGTGCTGCACAAAGCGCTTATCAACGGAAGACTGGGTCTGGCGATCCAACAGCATTGTCGACTCAAATGGGTCGGATAGAAAAGCTTCAGCAATTAGGGCTTGAAGGTAACATCGCAACTCTGAATGCTGTTAATTCTGGTACCAAAGACATGCTGACGCATGCTATGGAAACAGAAAAGACATACATGCAATCGATGTTCCCCCTGCTTGAGCAGCAACGTAATAACGACGTTGTGCGTCAACAGCAGATCATGAATAGCATGGGTCAAAACTTTGCAATGCTTGGTAGTGCTGCTATTACAGGCAAGCTTGCTCTTGGAGCACAAGCAAATGCTGGTGCCAACTTGCGCACAATGATGCAAGCTGCACCTTACGCCACTGCAGTTCTTCAAGCTCCAAATATTAGCTTCTGATAGGTAACGACCATGGCAGGATTTCTCGGTGGTTTATTTGGCGGAGGTGGCCAAGGTGGGTTCATGAACCAACCTTATGGTGATTGGCGATCTACTTCAGGAGCAGCAACGGGGAATCCAAACCTCGCTGGTAGTTATGCAGATATTGTTGCTGAGTACCAAACTAAATACGGTAGTGACACCGACTTTGATCCTAAAGATCCAACGTCTGTTTTTTCTAAGTTGATTAAAGATCAACAAGTTCAAACAATGCTCGCCAATGATCCACGTGTCATTGCCATGCAAGCACAAGCCTATGTTGATCCTATGAATCAACTGGCAGATAAAGCATCTGAGCGTGCAATGAAGGGCCATATTTTTGCCAATATCTTAAAAGCGCCTGATCGCTATGGTGAGGCAATGGCACGTAAGTTTGACTTTATTAATCCTGTCATTCAGGCAATGAAGGATAGTAATACAGCATCCAAACCATTTAGCAGTAGAATTACTTTTAACGTCTAAGTAAATAACATGTCTTATTGGAACACCAATATTCCAGCCGGTACTTTTGGCGACTTTACAGGTGTGCCAAGTAAGTACACTTTACCAAGTGCAGGTAGTTTTGATATTCCTGCGTTTAATGCTGATATTCCTGCCGGTACATTTGGTTCGTTCCCCACTATTGATGGCTCAGCCGCAGGACAGGCTGCTTTTGGTGGAACAGCAGCAGGTGGGTTAGGTACCTGGGGCGGCATGCAAGCCGTAGGTGGAATTGCAAATACGCTTTTTAACCAGCTTGGTAACGCACAAGGAACTCAAGCGGGGCAAGACTATTTAGATTTCATGGCCGACAAACGAGATGCAGACTTTGGCTCTGCTCTGTTTGAAAGAAATGTAGATATTGCAGATCAATTTAGAATTCCTCGTGTTGTTGCAAAGATGCGTGCCAACGATCCCAGTATTCGACAAGCTGATCGCAGAGCAGATCTCGCCAACTTAGCAGGTAAGTATGGACAACTTGGCGGTTTCCTTGCTTAAGTGTTAACGCCTTAAAATAATGAGAAAGAGAGTGTAGTTATTATGTCTGCAAGTAGTGCGGTAAGTGGTGCCGCTAGTGGTGCTCTATCAGGCATGGCACTTGGCCCCTGGGGTGCACTAGCAGGCGGTGCCCTTGGCCTTGCAGGAGGTTTATTCGGTGGTGGGGGCTCTCTTGACTTTGGTTTAACACCAAGGGAACAAGCTCTTAAAGGTTATGCGTTTGATCAAGCACGTGCAACGCCTAGTCGAAAACGCACTATTATCAATGAGGCCAGGAGTCTAAGGGAAGGCGGAGACCGTGGCGCTGCAGAGGCATTGCTTGAAGGCTATGTCGATCGTTTTACCAATCCTGAGTTTATTGAGAAACGGTTAGCAAGAAGTTATAACAAACCGGTTGATTACTATGGTAAAAATTTCCAAGACATTGCAAGTAGCATTTATAACCAACAAGGCATTGGTTATAGCCCTGCTGACTACGATCGTCTTGCTAGTCGTGCCAAGGCAGAAAACATTAGAAGCGGTTCAGCCTTTGAGAATTTGTTGAAATCTGATTTGATTGCAAGTGGCAAAGTCATGTCCACAAATCAACAGATGCTTGCTGATATCTTTGGAGCACCAGAGAGAGACGCCTCTGGTAGACTAACAGGTAGATATGGTGATGCTTCGACAAGCACGCCAATTAGCAAGTACATGCCAGGCGGCTATAAAGGAGCGTAAATCATGTCAAAAAATAAACAACAAAATAAGCCTCAGCAACAACAAAACAAACCTCAACAGCAGCAGCAAAGTAAGCCTGAGCAAAACGCTTCAAAACCAAAAGAACAAACAATTTCAATTGGTGGTGTTAAATACAACATCACTGGTAACAAAGTAGGTGGTAAAGAGTTTGCTGCGATTGCTACCGGAACCGGTAAGGCACTTCCAGATCTAAAGGAAACAATTTTAAATAAAGGGTTTTCTTTATCCGATAGTGGCAAGCAATATTATCAAACAAGTAAAAATACAGTAAACATACCTGAAGATAAGTCAGGCACTGGAACAGAAGTAAAAAAAGAAGAAACTACTAATCCTGCTGTAGATCCAAAAACATCTTGGCAATGGTACAGGGATCTTGAACTTGAGAAGGGTGCGCAGCAAGGTGAATTTGGTCTTGAGAGCGATCGTATTCGCAATCAATCCGCTGTAGAACTTGCAAAGATTCAAGCAGGTGCTTCTAACTATGGTTACGACAGACAGCTTGAAGGAACAAAATATGCCACAGATTCCGAAGAGCGCTGGCGTCAGGCCGTTGCAACAATCGAAGGCGACAAGAAAGCTTCGCTCCAAAACATCATTAACGCTGGTTTAAAAGATGTAGCGGAGATTGAGGGTGCTTACTCGCTTAAGAATGTTGAAGCAAAAGGTAAGTACGATACCCAGATTATGGGATTAAGGACCCAAGCCGACAAAGATATTGCCAGGATGGATGCTAATCAGAAGATGTACAATCTCCTTGGATTAGCCTTCGGTTAAGTCTGTTTATAATAATTAGATACCTTTACATTGGGTTATAAAAATGACCAACGCACTTACTGATACTGGTAGCGATAGCGCTACTAATTTTGACCTTGGTAACTTTGAGAAACTTCTTGAGCGTCTTGAAGCATCTAAAGGTCGTCAGCAACGTCAAAAATCTGTTGAAGGTCGCCGTGATATCTTCCAACAGGGCCTTGCTAGCATGATGTCTAACTTCTGATCTTGAGAGCACTATAAGCCATGACAACGTTGCCACCCGGCCAAGTCAATAAACCAAACGAAGATGATCCGTTTGATATTGACAAATATCGACAGGCTGCTGAAGTGGCTTATAGTTTCTCCAAGAAAAAATTAGAAGATGCTGGAACCCAAGAGCGTGAAACCATCGGCAAAGGTGCGTCCGAACAACGCACTTCTGCAGAACAAGCCCAGCAGTTTAAAGACACAGAAGAAGCCAGAGACTACAACCAGGCGCAACGAGGCTATCGATATTGAGTTGTTTGACCAGTGGGTCGATAACTTAACTTCCTCGGATCAAGATGCGTTCTGTAGTTTTGCAGAAGAAACATTCTCAGTCATTGAGTGCTATCTCTATGCCAGGTTCCTTGGCTACGGAGGTAGCATTTCTGCGTGTGATCTTTGGGTAAAAGCTCATTACAAAAAACCTGATCATCGCAAGAAACTTCTCTACGAAATTGAGGAGATGCAAGAAGACATCCGTAAGTTACGTGAAGACGTAGACAACGGTGTTGTTAAGCGTGATGCAGGTGTTGCACGTATTGCAGGCATGCAAAAAGAATTGCGTGGCACTATTGCACAAATTGAACTCTTTACATCTAGTCGAGATCGTAAGGGTTTGTTGATGGCTGGGGCAGATCGTGCACTGCGAGAATTGCAAATTATTTTTAAAGATGATCCTATTGAGATTCCATTGGAAGAAGCTTCCATGAGTATTTGGGCCAAAATGCAATACGAAGACAGTTAAGTTAAAATACATACATGATGAACCAATCACCACCACAAGCTATCCCTGGACAAACACCAGGTAATGATGCGATGCTTGCAGGTAGCCTTGGCGCAGCAGTCCGTAGGTTACAAGAAAATCGTGATCGCTTCAGTGGTCGTCGTGTCTTACAAGGTGCTCCCATTGGTGGTGAAACAAAGAGCCCTGCGTCACAAGGCGCCGAAGTGCTAGACGCAGTTGCAACAACACGAAATGAACAAAACGGAACCCAACCGCCGGCAGCTCCCCCAAATCCTGGCACACCTCAAGGAACGGGAAGCCCGCAACCAGGACAACAGCCCAATGTCGGACAAAGACAAACAACAAGCAGCCCTGGAAAAAGTGCGCCAATATCAAGTGCAGAAGAAGAAAAACAAAAACGGCAACGAATGAAGTAGTATTCAGTTAGTAACTGATTACTTATTGTGCCTGCATACCAACATCTTGCATATCGACGTAACGCGCAAGCTGCTGCACGTAGGCAACAAATTCGTGCACCACGTAATATTGAAGCTTTAAAAAAAGCAAGAGAAGACTTTGGATACTTTTGTGATTATGTTGCCGACAAACCCCCTGCACAACATCACAAAGAATGGCACCGTCACTTTGTGACCGGTGAAGATAGTGCGTGTCTTATAAAAATTGCTGGACCAAACGTTGATCTTTTGGCACCACGAGGATCAGCTAAGTCCACAATCTTAGGCTTGTTTACAGCATGGGCTATTGGTCTACATACACAAGCAAAGAAGCCTCTTCAAATTCTTTATCTCTCTTATACGGTTGACATTGCACGTTCTAAGTCAGCAACGATTAAGCGGATCATTGAAAGCAAAAGATATCAAGAAGTATTCCCAACTGTACGTCTTTTAAAGAACGTCACTAGTAATGAGTACTGGTCCATCGATCACAAGTTTGCAGGTATTGACACGACCGGTGAAGAACAATTTACGTTGTGCGCTGCAGGTCTTAAAGGCTCAGTGACATCCAAACGTTCACATTTGGTTATCATCGATGACGCTATTAAGTCTGCAGCAGATATTTCCAACCCTGACATTCGTAAACAAATGCAGGATAACTGGAATGCTGTGATTGCACCTACCATGTTTGAAGGAGCAAGAGCTATCTGCCTTGGCACGCGCTTTAGGCATGATGATATTCACGCAACAACATTCAACCCTCAAAACAATTGGTTGCAGATTGTGTTATCAGCAATCCTTACTGATCCCAAGACGGGAGAAGAAGTTTCTTACTGGCCTGATATGTGGTCACTTGATTACCTAAAGGAAAAGAAACGACAAGCACCGATTGCTTTTTCTTTCCAGTACATGAATCAAGTTGTCAGACAAAACGAATTGTCCCTTGCACCAGAGCTTATTGTTAAAGCAGAAATCGCAACTGAATTTGATTGCCTTGCAGTTGGTGTTGACTTATCCGCTGGCACTAAAGAAAAGAATGATTACACCGTAATGACATTAGGTGGACGCATTGGTGATCGCATTCATGTTATTGATTATCGACGGTTGCGTGTAATGGGTAACCTTGAAAAACTAGATGCCTTAAAAGAACTTCTTAACGATTGGAATATCATTGGCCAAGATGAGAATGGTAATTACTATCCAACGTACTCAACATGTGATATTTATTCAGAAGCTGTGCAGTACCAGGCTTCACTAGAGGCTGACTTTAAACGAGTGTGTTTAACCAATGAAGGTCTTTACAATCTAAATTGGCATCCTGTCAAGGGATTCCGTGCAGATAAATTGGCGCGCTTCCGTGGTTGCATGGGTTTGTTTGAAGACCGCAAACTTATTTTTAATCGTTATCGCAACTTTACTGCAATGTTTGAAGAGCTTACCAACTTTGGTGTTAGCAGCCATGATGACTGTGTGGATTCGTTAGTTTGGATGATTAATGGATTGATGCGTAAAGGACAACTTCATGTTGATTACTAAACTTAGAATTGATAAAAAGCAAAGTTGGTTGTGGGACCTGAGTACGTTGCCATCGGTTTAACAGCCGTCATATCTGCAGTTACTGGCGGAAGCTGGGTAGCAGGTAAGATCCTTGGTAGGCAAAACGACCAGATCCAACAAGCTTTTAATTACATTGGCTCACAAAAAAGAAGGATTGATGTTTTGGAAGACGATCTGAAGCGAATGCCTCTGGAGTACGTGCTTAAGGTCGACTTCCTAAGGGAGATCCAACAAATGCATGATAACTTTAATCAGATCAATGCAAAGCTTGATAAGCTGGTTGAGAAATTGCTTGAATCCAAATGAGTTACATCCTTGAGGTCCAAGAGGACGAGAACGGAGACCAATACATTACGTTTCCCGACGAAGTAGTTGAAGAGCTTGGCTGGCAAGAAGGTGACGTACTGAATTGGGATGTACGTGGTACGGGAATCATTATTACCAAAGTCAATGATGCGGCGGGATACGAAGTTATAGAAGAGTAGAATAGTCCCAGCAGAGAAAGTATTTAGAGTGAACTATCTTACACAACCTGGCGGTTTTTATGGCACAGGTTTAGGTAATTCCGGAGCAATGGCAGCGAGCCCTTTTGATCCTCGCTTTCAAATTCCAGGCGCAAAGAATAAAGACAAACCAATTCTTCCTGGTGAGAATCGCAAAGATATTGATGACGTGTATGGCCCAGGGCAGCCACAACCAATGCCAGGAGCACCAGGATTTCCGCAGCTTCCAATGGCAGGCAGTCCGTTTGGTTCCAGCAATCTTTACGGAGCCATGGCACAGATGGGTGGGCGTTACGACCCAAGTGCGCCAGGGAATGGTGCCGCGATGAGCAATCTTCCTTATGGTGCAAACGCTGCTAATGCATCGTTCTATAGAGGCACGCTTCCTGCGGGCTTTTCAAACATAACGGTTTCTTAAAACCTGCTAGTATTATTCAATAACTAAAGCAAATAATGGCGGACGCTAAAGCCAGACTTCAAGAAATTATCAACGCTTATCTTGATCGAGATAGTGGCGTTGTTGTTGACACAGGCATTGTTGCGTCTCATATTGCACAGATGAAACTCTTTGGCATTCGCCAAGGAGTTGAGTTCTTTCCATCGCAAGACAACTTTGGCTCGCAACGCAAGGACTTTTTAGATCGCGTCTGCAAATATAACAAACTTGATACAAGACTTGATTCAATTTGGGAGTATTTCATTTGTGATGGTCAAGGACTTTTTTATATCCGCCCTACTAAAAACAACTATCGTCTGTATTATTTCCGTAAACACGAGTATCGTGCCTATTACAACGTTGATGGCGAACTGGATGAAGTTGTAATCATCTATAGCTATAAAGTGCGCAAGGCCATGAGTGGCTTTGCTGACATCCAAATGAAAAGCCTCAGCAACGTAACAGGTGTTAACAATGCTTACACCCCTGGGGCAAAACGTTACATTCGTTTGTCAATCAAAGCAGATTCAATTGAGGAGACCCACTCTGAATCTGAACTCAACTTTGATATGCCCAGCTATACCTTGACGGGCGATACCAAAAAACTTCCCAATACACTCAATTTTATTCCTTGTGTCGAAATTACAAACAATCCCCTGGGGTTCTCCGCAGAAGGTCATGGTGATTTTGATGCCTTAGCCAATGCCATTTGTACGCATGATGAATTGATGCGTACGATGCGCAAGAACATTACTTTCTTTGGTAATCCCACACTGTTGTCATCGCGTCCAAAAACCGACTTGATGGAAGCCGGTGGTGACATGGCAATTCAACGTCCTTCTATTGCTGCGAACTCAGGATTTGCCAGTCAATCGCCAATGAGTGCATCCATGTTTAAGGCTGATCCTGTCAGCCGTGGTATGGAAGCACAGATCAGAGTACCACGCGTTATTGCGAACCTGGAACCTAACGACCGTGTTGGTTACATTGTTCCAGATGCTATTACTGGGGACCAGAATGCTTTTGGCCGTCAGTATCGAGAAGAGATTCGTACTGCTCTTGGCGGTGTTGATGAGCTTTCTATTTCCGCTGGTGTAACTGCGACTGAATACAAATCACTCTTTGGTCGTGTTGCTGCAACAACGAAGAAGAAAGCAAATGCAATTTATGAGCATGGCATCTGCCGTTGTTTTGAATTAATTATTTACCAAGAAGAACAACTCTTTAAAACAACCCTGGCACAAGCTGCAAAACTTGAGAAACCAGTTGCACTTGAACCTGGTGCACCACAGGAACAACAAGAGCTTTACAAGCAAGCCATGCAGATGTATGAGCAAAAGCTCAAACAAATCATGATGGCGTGCATCGAAACACAGATGATTCCGCCTAATGTAGTGGGGTTAATTCCAGATGGTGATTTAACTGTTTTATGGCGTTGGCTAGGCCCTGTTTACGAGGACTCTACGCAAGACATTCTTAACAACTCAATTGTTGTAAGAAACCTTCAAGAGTTAGGGGTTGATAGCATTGAAGCACTGAAATATCTTTTCCCATCTAAAACAGATGAGGAA